CGACATTCGCCAACTCATGAAGTCGATGCAGGCGGACTACACCAAGAAGACGCAGGAGCTTGCCAGCGAGCGCAAGAACTTCCTTGCTGAACGTGAAGCGCTGCTCAAGGGGCACGCTGAGCTCAAGGTCCCGGATTCACTTCCGGAGTACGACCCGTTCAACGAGTCGACGATCGCAGCGCGCATCGAGGCCGAGGTCACGAAGCGGTTGCAGGCCGTGCTCGAGCCGATGAAGCGGGAGTACGAACAGGTCAAAGCGGAAGAGACCTACAACAGCTTTCTTGCCGAGCACAGCGACCTGAAGACCGACACCGGCCTGCGCTCCGAGGTGCAGCATCTGCTCGAGACGAACGCAAGCCTGGACCTTGAGACAGCCTATTGGGCGGCGAAGGGCAAGCAGGCGCGGCAAGCTGCAGCCAAGGCCGCAGAGACCGACAAGGCGCGGCGCGCAGCGGAGCGTGAGGCTGCGCAGCGCGGGACCGGCCTGCCTCGCAAGGGCGCCGCGGCATCGCCTCCGGCGAAGGGTGAAGTCCGCTCGATGAGCGCGGCCGACATCTACGCTCTGGCGCAGTCGTTGCATCGTCGTTGACGTTGCGCTACCGTTGCGCTGCGCGGACTACCCCTTTGCGGCGTCCTGTAGCGGCATCCGGTAGCGGACACGCCCCCACAACCGACAACCAACCGCAAGGAGGGCATCATGCCCATCAACCCGTCGATTCTTTCGACTACGCTGCAGCTTCTGCGCGACAAGCTGATCGACAACAGCTTCGTTTCGCACCCCTTGTTCCGCGCCATCGAGCAGTCGGGCAACCTCGTCAAAGTCAACGGCGGTAGCCGCGTTGAGCAGCCCGTGATCTTCGGCGACCATAGCCAGATTAGCGTGCTGAACAACGGCTTTGAGCCGGTCTCGCTCGCCGTGACCGACCCCTTCAACGCCGCGAAGTACGAATACTCGAACTTCACCCAGCCCATTGTGCTGAGCGCGGTGGAGAAGGCTGCGAACAAGGGCGACCTTGCCGTTGTGAACATCCTCGAGAGCAAGATGAAGAACGTCATGCTCTCGCTGAAGAAGGCCGTCAACGAGCAGGTCATCCGGGGCACCGGCACGATCAACACGCTCCAGACGCTCAACGGCAACGGCACTACCACCGTGGCCCCCAACACTACCGGCTGGCTCGAAGGCGTTGTCCGCAACAGCCAGGTCGACGTCGTCGGCGGTCTGGCCAAGACCACGTTCCGCGGTCAAAACTGGTTCAACCAGTTCTTCAACAGCGGCGCGGCCTTCGACCTGAGCCATCTGGACCAGTTGATGATCAACTGCCAGCTGTTCCATCCCGGCGGCAAGTTCCCGGACATCATTCTGATGAGCCCGGCCTGCTATGGCGCCTTCCAGGCGCAGCAGCAGTCGCAGGTGCAGTACATCAGCGCGTCCGACCGCTCGAGCCTCGATGCTGACATGGTCGGCATGTGGCGTGGCGCGAAGATCTACGTCGACCCGAACCTGGGCTTCACCGCCAACGCGGGCTCGGCCATGGGTGCGCTGCCTGTCTCTGCATACGCGCTCAGCTCGGACATGTTCCAGCTGTACGCGGACGTCGACGGCTGGTTCAACCTCAGCGAGATGATGCCGGTTCCCGGCACCGCCACTGAGGCTGCGCAGGTCTTCTGTCGCATGCAGCTCGTGACCGGCCACTTGGCCAGCCACGGCGTTCTCATCAACGCGGAGGCCTGATCCACATGGCTACTTCGACTCTCATCCAGTACCTGCCCTCTGGTGAGTTGCCCGATACCAGCAACCGCAGCCAGACCGAGACCTTCATCGCGCGCGAGACCGTCGCCGTCGGTGACTGGGTTGCGTTCGACTACGCTGCGACCGACATCGGCAACATCACCCGCGGGATCTTCAAGGCCGACGGCAACAGCAGCCCGGTGCGCACCCCCTTCGGCGTCGTCATCGGCTCCGCAGACCGGGACGCCAGCGGGACCCCGCTGTTCACCGCTGGTAGCCGCATCATCGTCTGCATCAGCGGTGTCGCCATCGCCAGCTGCAGCGACAACGGCGGCGCCGGCAACGCGATCGGCACCTTGCTGCAGATCACCAACACCGCTGGCACCGCTGATGTGGCCTCGGCCGCTTCCGCGCAGCCCGTGTGCGGCATCCTCAGCGAGACCATCGCCGCGGCGGCCGGCACCGTCCTGCGTCGCGTTGTGGTTGTCAAGCAGTTCTGATCTCCGCTGCCCGGCCCAACCGGGTACACTGGCCCCGTCCGCTTCGCGCGGGCGGGGCTTCGTCGTAGGAGGGACCCGTGAACCTTGGCGACTTGATTGACTTCTGCGGCAACCTGCTCGACTACGATCCGACGAACGATACGTACCGTTCGCAGCTCGTCGCGCTGCTCAACGAGGCGCAGACCCGGACGCTCACCGATCGGCCTTGGGACTTTGCACAGCGCGACCGCAGGCTGCAGGTCTGGACCGACACGACGTTGCCGGTCACCGTGACCAACGGATCGGCGACGGTTGGCGGCGGTCCGTTCACCGTGTCGACGTCGGCGGTTCTGCCTGGCTCTCCGCTTGATCGGGCCGTCATCGAGATCACTGACAGCACAGCAACGACCTACACGCACCGCATCTCTTGGGTGCTCAACGGCGCGCAGCTGTACCTGGACCGGCCGTTCATCGGTGTGACCGGCGCCTATACGGCGACCGTCAAGCGGCGGGAAGTCTACCTTCCTTCCGACTGCATGCAGATTGAAAACGTCGGCGACCCGTCGCAGGGCATCCCTGCCAAGATCATGTTCCTGAGCAAGTTCGAGCGCGAAGACGCGAACCTGTACCCGGAGCTGCTCGGCACTGTCGAGGCCTACCTGCCCAGCGAGGGCAAACGCATCCCGGCGCCGCAGACCCCTCGAGGCATCACGACGGTAGCAGCCGTCGGTCAAGGCGCGCGGACGATCAACGTCTACATGGTCAACGTGCAAGGCATGCTGGCCACGAACTTCAAGGTCTACCGCTCCGATGTGAGCGATGGATGGGAGAGCGCGTTCAGCAAGGTTGCGACCTACAGCTTGAGCGACACCGAGACGCTGCGCTTCCAGCCCGAAGCGGTCGACGACACGACCGGCTTGTACCGTCGGTACTACTTCACCTGTCCAGAAGCGGGCATCCTCGCTCCTGTGCGCGTGCGAAGCGCAGGCGGACAAGGCTTTGCAGCGGCTGGCGTCGACACGATCAACCCGCAAGGCGGCGTCATCTTGGCCCCTGCGTTGGCTCTCAGCACGCTGCAGGCGCAGACGTTCCAGGCCTTGAGCGTGCGCTACGTCTGGGACCAGGCGGCCGCCTATCAGAGCATCCAGCTCTATCCGCACCCAAGCGCAGATCAGCAGATCGATGTGCGGATGCTCATCGCTCCGAGTCGGATGCTCGAGGACCAAGACGCACCGCTTGTCCCGGCGGCCTATGCGCAGGCCATCGCCTACACGGCACTTGAGGCCTTGACGCTCAAGGTCGACAACGGCGCGCTATCGGCGGTCTACCAGCGCAAGAAGGACCTCATCATTCGAGGGATGGAGCAGGCCTACCTGAAGGCCGTTCCCCGTCGGATCGTGAAGGGAACCCCGACGGCCGGCTATCGCTGGGTCACGAACCCCTACGGCCCGCTGCGGCTGCTTCCGTGAGGCTCTGATGCAGGTCGACACCGTACAGGCTCCGCTTGCTGCAGGCCTCGTCACGAGGCTCCCACAAGACCCCTCGAGCGCAGGCCGCATCGAGAACTGGACCATCGACCAAGCCACGGGCGGCTGGTCAAGCCGTGTTGGCTATGAGAGCTTCGTGCCTGCGGCTACCAGCTGGGCGCCGTTCCAGAACTGCGGGCCGGTGTACAGCTTGCACGTTGCGCAGGCCTTGGCGGGTGGAGCTCGACAGCACGTGCTGTTCGAAGAGCAGGGCAACCTGCATCTGCTCTACGACGCTGCAGGCACTCCCGTCTTGCGGACGCTCGCCACTGGTCGGCACGTGCCGACCGTCACCGAGGCTGCGAGCTGGTACACCGACACGCCCCATGGAACGGTCATCACCAACGGGTTCGATCGTCCGGTCATCGTGAAGCCGTGGCCGTTGGGCAGCATCGTCGACGCAGCCAACACGATCACGCAGTGCATTCGGCCTCTCGGCTTCGATGGCTTGCCGACGTCGGTCACGCCCCGCAACGTCAAGCCAATTCCGGCGCCGCCCTTCCCGGTCGACATCAAAGCAAGCGGCAACGGCGCCGTTACGCTTTGGTGCCCCTCACAAGGGAACGCCATTCCGGCCGGTGGCGTATGGGGCCTTGGCTTCGCGAACAACACAGCCGGGCAGGACGGCGACAAAGAAGCCAAGTACGGCTACGCGCTGTCGTTCGTGACTGATTCAGGCAGCGAAGGCCCAGTGTCGACCTTGAACTCGGTCGCATGGGGGCTTCCGGCTGGCGCCATTGGCTACAAGCATGCGGTAGCGGTCACGATTCCCACGGGCCCGAAGGGAACGGTAGCGCGCAAGCTCTATAGGACGACGAACTACAGCGATGACTACGACTTTCCCGGCGACACTCGGCTGTACTTGGTTGAAGTCATCAGGAACAACGTCGACACACTCTACTTCGACGCAGCACCGACCGCGCTGCTTGGCCAGCCCGCGCCAGACATCGCGACTGGCCCTCTACCAGCGCCCCGCGCCCGCTTTTCGGCTGTGTGGAACGGCGTTTTGTGGCTCGATGGCGGCCTCGAGGACAGCCGCACGCTGTACTACAGCGCCCAAGGGCTGATTGAACAGTTCGCGGCCGATGCCTACATCGAGCTTGCTGCGCAAGGCGGCGCCATCACCGCGCTCTATGCGCACTACACGGCGCTGCTTGTGTTCCGCGAGAATGGAATCGACGTCGTGCAAGGCGATGCGCAGGCCGGATTCACTGTCACTACGCTCAGTTCGTCTGTCACTTGCCGTGCCCCGC